AGAATATGATATAGGCGTTAAAATGCGCTAACTTTTAGGAGTATCTATGGCCTATAACGCCGTGTACTGGAAAGACGAGTTACATCGTTACAAAGAAGACTATCGCAAGTTTACCGAGCAAGGTCGTAAGATCGTAAAGCGTTATCGTGATGTTCGTAAAGATACCGACTTCACAGATGCCAGATTCAACATTCTTTGGTCAAACATTAAAACTTTAAAGCCTGCGATTTATTCCCGCGCTCCTAAAGTTGAAGTTTCACGCCGATTTAAAGACCGCAACGATATTGGTCGCGTTGCCTCAATGATTCTTGAGCGCACAATTGACTACGAACTTCGTCAATACAGCGATTACCATTCAGCGATGGGTCATTGCGTGGAAGATCGTTTGTTGCCTGGTCGCGGTGTTGCTTGGCTTCGATATGAGCCAAAGATTGAAACTGTTGAAGAACCACAGCTTACTGATGACGTTGAAAACGAACCGGTTGCTGAAGGTGAAGGCGATCTAGAAACTAATGGTTTGGCTGGTGAAGACGCTGAACCGCTAGAAAAAGTCACAGACGAGCGCACACCTGTTGATTACGTCTTTTGGGAAGACTTTGCTCATTTGCCTGCCCGTACATGGGAAGAAGTAACGTGGGTAGGCCGTAGGGTCTATATGAGCCAAGAAGAAGGCGTTGAGCGTTTTGGTGACATATTTAAAGAAGTCCCGCTAACTCATTCGCCCGATAAAGATGGTGAAGACATGGCAACCACTCAGGCGCTTAAAAAAGCTCCAGTTTGGGAAATTTGGTGCAAATCTAGTAAAAAAGTTTATTGGATTGCCGACCATTTTGATGAAATTTTGGACGAAAAAGATGACCCACTTGAGTTGGATTCATTTTTTCCTTGCCCAAAGCCTTTGTTTGCCACAGTAACGTCAGACAGCTTGATTCCCGTTGCGGACTTCAAGATGTACCAAGACCAAGCTGATGAGATGGATGACATTACAGGTCGTATTCAGCACTTAACCCGCGCTTTAAAGGTGATGGGTATTTATGCTGCTGATGAGCCATCATTAGCTCGATTGATGAAAGAAGGCAATGATGCTGTGATGGTTCCCGTCACAAATTGGCCAGCTTTTGTTGAAAAAGGCGGTTTGCAAGGTTCAATTCAATTCTTGCCTTTGGGCGATGTGGTCAATGCTTTGACTTCGCTATATCGCGCCCGTGATGCTTGTAAACAAATCATTTACGAAACAACAGGCATTTCGGACATTTTGCGTGGCGCTTCTGTTGCTTCGGAAACTGCAACTGCTCAACAAATCAAGAGCCAATTTGCTTCTATTCGTCTGAATGACATGAAAGATGATGTGGCACGATTTGCCCGTGATCTTTTGCGTATGAAAGCAGAAGTTATTTGCTCTAAGTATCAGCCTGAGATCATTCTTGAGGTGTCTGGTATTGCCAATACGCCTGATGGTCAAAATCCTGAGTTAGTTGCCCAGGCTATTGCATTGCTCAAAAACGAGCCAATGCGTAACTTCCAAATTGACATTGAAACCGATACCTTAGTGGAATTGGATGAGCAAGGCGAAAAGAAGAATCGCATTGAATTCTTGTCTGCCGCTGGTCAATTTATTACTCAAGCAACCCAAGCTGTACAAGTGACGCCTGAAATGGCTCCTTTGTATATGCAAATGCTTTTGTTTGGAATTCGTGGGTTTAAAGCTGGCCGTGAGTTAGAAGGTGTTTTTGAGACAACTATGCAAGAAGTTGACCAAGCTCAAAAAATGAAGGCTCAACAGCCACCTCAGCCAAATCCTGACCAAATTCGCGCTCAAGCTGAAGCACAAAAGGCTCAAATGGAAGCTCAAATGGAAGCGCAACGCATCCAGTTTGAACAACAAAAAGCCCAACAAGACGCTCAATTGGCTCAATGGAAAGCAAACCTTGAAGCTGAAACTAAATTGGCCGTGGCTCAATTGCAGTCCGAAACTGACCTTCGCTTAAAGGGTATGGACAAATCAACCGCCCTAATTGAGTACGATAATTCTGGCAATCAGCAAGCCTCTGCTTTGTTGCAAGGTGTATTGGCTCAGTCCAACCAGGCATTGACTGAAAATATGGGTCAAGTCTTGGGTGCAATTCAAAATTCACACGCTCAACAATCCGAAGCCATGAATCAAATGATGGCACATTTAACCCGTCCAAAACAGGTCGTTCGTGACCAAAATGGCAAAATTGTGGGAGTTCAATAATGGCTAGTTTTAACAAATACCAAAAGGGCGTAGAAGCTCTGCTAGAAGGCGTAAACGCTGGTTCAGACGCATGGAAAGTTGCTTTAACTAACCGCGCTCCTGTTGTAGCTACTGACGCTACGCTGACAGATGCAAGCGAGTTGGCTGCGGGTAATGGATATACGGCTGGCGGTAATGCTGCCTCCACCACCTCATCAACTCAGACAGGCGGCACTTATAAGTTAATCTTAGCAAGCCCAACCGCTTGGACTGCAACTGGTGGTTCTCTTGGCCCATTCCGTTACGCTGTTTTGTACGATTCAACAACAAATAACCTAATCGGTTATTGGGATTACGGTTCTTCAGTTACTTTGGCAACTGGTGAATCGTTTACCGTTAGCTTGGATGGCACTAACGGCGTGTTTACGGTGGCCTAATGGCAACAAACGCTGTTTATGGCGTTGCCGCTTATGGCAGTAGTCAATACGGCACGTTATTTGTAACCGCTGACGCTGGTAGCTACACGCTTACTGGCGGTGCGGCTACGTTTAAACGCGACCTTGTTGTTCAGGGTGCAGCAGGCTCATTTGCCCTTACAGGCGTTGCCGCTTCATTGTTGGCGAGTCATCTCCTGACCGCAGATGCAGGGGCGTATGCTCTTACAGGTTATTCCTCAACCCTAATCCACAATGACGTTCTTTATGCAGGAGCGTTTGCGTTTACCTATACTGGATATGACGCAGGGCTAATTGCCAACAGGCTTTTAATTTCCGATGCAGGCGCTTATTCAATTACGGGTGGGTCTGCCAATTTGCTCAAGGCTTCAATTCTTAATGGCGAAGTTGGTTCTTATGCCATTGTTGGAAACGATGCTAATTTGCAATATCAGCCTATTGTTGGTGAATGGGGTAAAACAGGCGGGTTGCCCAAAAAAGTCAAAACCAAGGTTAAAAAAGACCAAAGGGATGAAGTTGAGGCAATTGTTCGTGAAGCCTTTGACAAGATGGATGGCACATATGTGGCGCCTGAAGTCGTGGCTGAAATCCAAAAAGAAGTTAAGCGAGAAATCAAACAAATTGATCTTGCTGAACACGATTACGCCATTGGGCAAATAAATGCGTTATTATTACAAGCAAGATTGAGGCTTCAAGAATATGAAGCGGAAATTGACGATGAAGAATCACTACTGATGCTAATCTGATGCCCCTATACGTTGTTAAATGCCCAAAATGCGAATCTCAACAAGAGATATTTCGCAGTCTTACAAACTTTGACGATCTTCCTGATTGTTGCGGTGTTCGGGTAGAGCGCGTTTTGTGCGCTCCAATGGTTATTGCAGATATTCAACCTTATCGGTCAATGGCAACTGGTGAGATGATTATGTCTCGCTCACAGCACCGAGATCATTTAAAAGCTAATGGTTGTGTAGAGGTGGGTAATGAACCTATAAAACCTAAGACACAATCATGGATTGAGCAAAAAACTCAAAAAGAAACCCTCCGCAAGGAAATCGCAGCACGTTTTGACACAATCTAGGAGAAAAAATGTCAGAAGAACAAACCTTGGATACCCAAGAAGTTCAGGAACCCACGGAAACACGCGACATTGTTGCCCGTGAGTTTGATAAGCTAGACGAAGCGCAAGCCGAGCAATCGGCTGAAAAGCGCGATGATAAAGGGCGATTCAAGCCTAAAGAAGCGGAACCGCAAGAGGAAACTCCTGACGTAGCCAAAGAAACCTTAAAAGAGGAATCTGAGGGAAAACCCCAAGAGCCTGAGCGCAATCCTTTTGCTGCATGGAAAAAACCAGCACAAGAGGCACTTCGTGCTTTGCCGCCCGAAACTCAGCAATACATTGTTGAACGTGAACAGCAATTTCACAAAGGAATTCAACAATACAAAGAAGATGCTCAAAAAGGACGTGCTTTGGGCAATGCTCTAGCGCCTCATTTGGAATATCTCCAACAACTCCAAGTAGCCCCTGAAGTTGCCATTTCAAAATTGATAGCTGTGGAAAAGACTTTAAGAACGTCTGACCCACAAACAAAGGCAAAAGAGTTCGTTCGCTTGGCCCATGACTATGGGATTGACTTAAATAGTTTGACAAGTGTGCCTTTTGACCCTTATCATCACAACCTAGAGCAACGCCTTGCCCAACAGCAGGCGGCGCTTGAACAAATTACGCAATCTCGACAGATGGCGGAAGAAGCGCAACTTGGTCAGACGATCGAGCAATTCGCGCAAACACATGAGCATTTTGATGACGTTCGTGAAACGATGGCAGACCTTTTAGACAAAGGCTTCGCAAGCGACCTGAATGATGCTTATGCAAAAGCAGTACGTTTGAATGACGATGTATTTTCTCGGGTTAGCCAACAGCCAACTCAGCAAGTAAATCCAGTTCTTCGTGCGAATGAAGCTGCCAAAGCAGCCAAGGCATCTGCTGTGTCTATTAAAGGTTCACCAACAGGCGTAACACGCGCTCCAGAGCCTAAGACTACGGAAGAAGCTGTAAGGCAAGCAATGGCAAATCTCGGTCTTTAATCATTTTTTTAGGAGCCTATCATGGCATACGCAAATAGCGCAATTAGCGACATTATCGCTACCACCATCGAGAGCCGAACAAAGTTCGCTCAAGATAACTTGACAAACAACAACGCATTGTTGATGCGCTTGAAAGAGCGTGGCAACGTTAAGACTATTTCTGGCGGTTCTACTGTTCTGCAAGAAATTTTCTACAACGACCCAAACACCAACTTTGCTAACAGCTACTCTGGCTACGAAACTATCAACATTAGCCCTGATAGCCCCATTTCTGCTGCTCAATTCACTCTGAAGCACTATGCTGATGCTGTGACTATTAGCGGTCCTGAAATGTTGCAAAACAGCGGCAAAGAGCAAATGATTGAATTGATCGCTGCTCGCGTTGAAGTTGCACAAGCTCGCTTGGCTAACAAGATTGACGTTGACCTCCATGGTGACGGTACTGGCAACGGCGGTAAGGCATTGGTCGGTTTGGCCGCAATGATCTCTACTTCGCCATCGTCAGGCACTTACGGCGGCATTGATCGTGCTTCTTGGTCTTTCTGGCAAAACGGTGCTTACGTTGCTTCTACCGTTCTCGGTACAGCCGTAACAGCTTCTAACATCCAGCAAGCCATGAACACCACAGCTTTGAGCCGTGTTCGCGGTAACGACCGTCCTGACTTCATCTATGCAGGCACAACTGCATACGCTATGTACTTGCAATCTCTGCAAGCTATCCAGCGTATTACTGATGAAAAAATGGGCGCTGCTGGCTTTACAGCTATCAAATACTATGGTTCTGGCGGTTCTGCTGACGTGGTATTGGGTGGTGGTATCGGTGGCAACCAAACTGCTACTCGCATGGACTTCATCAACACCAAGTTCACTCACTTCCGTCCTCACAAAGATCGCAACTTTGTTGCAATCGGTGGTGATCGCCAAGCCGTTAACCAAGACGCTATCGTGCGCTTGATCGGCTGGTCAGGTGCTTTGACTTGCTCTGGCGCTCAGTTCAACGCAACATTGTCTATCACCTAATCTTTAAGTTCGGAGAAAAATCATGGCTTATACCATTCAAACCTCATTGGTTGGCGCACAACCTATCGCTGTGACCGACACAGTTCAAAACCATCCCCTCGGCACTCGCGTGTTCGCAACAGACCCAACTTACGGTGCTGGCGAATTCGTGTACCTGAAGGGCTTGGCTTCTACCGCTGTCGGCAACGCTGTCATTTATGACCAATACGCTGGTACTTCTACCCGCGCTGTTGCTGGTTCACGCGGCCCTGTTGCTATCGCAATGTCGGCTAACGTGGCTTCGCAATACGGCTGGTATCAAGTTAGCGGTTCTGCTGTTGTGACCACAGGTACTGTGGCTGCTGGCGGTCTGATGTATGTGACTGCTACTGCCGGCACATTGGATGACGCTGTTGTTTCTGGCGACAAGATTGACGGTGGCGTGTTTAAGACCGCTAACGGCACTCCAGGCACAGGTTTGGCAACTGCTCAAATTTGCCATCCTAGCTTGAACGGCAACGGTTAATCTGTTGTAATATAAGGGTGCGGGCATTTCGCTTGCACCCTTTTTTATTGGAGAAAATCAATGGCTGATGAAATCGCATACGTTGGAGACACCTCTGGCGATGAGTTTCTGGATGTAACCTTCTATTCAAAAATCGTTGATGACAAAGAAGTTGAGTTTGTAAACGTTAAAGTGCCAGGCGATAAAACCTTGGAAATTGACGTTCAATCAACTGATGAATACAGACGCCGTTTTGCTCGTAAGTATTCAGCATACAAACAAATGCAAGATATGGTTGGTACTCCTATTGAGGAGTGGACTGACGCACCCGATGGCTTTAAGCGTGAATTGAACTATCTTGGTTTTCGCTTTGTTGAACAAGTCGCTGGCGCACCTGATTCAGCGTTTACTCGCATCATGGGTGGAATCCAATGGCGTGTTAAAGCACAAGCCTTCTTAAACCGTGGCAAAGTTGGCGCTGACGATATTGTTAAGCAACAACAAGCTCAAATTGAACAACTGCAAGCGCAAATGGCAGCACTCTTGGGAGATGCTCCAAAGCGCGGTCGAAAGCCTAAAGAAACTACCGATGAGGTAGAATCCGAGGCATCTTAATGGAGTGAATTTATGAGTACCCTTCTGCAAAACATTCAGGATGTGTGTCTTGAGTTGGGTATTCCGTCACCCTCTACTGTTGTAAACAATCCCGATGATTCGGTGCAACAGCTTCAAGCGTTGATGAATCGCGTTGGTGATTCATTGACGACTGAGAACGATTGGCAAGCTCTTATCAAAGAGTATCGTTTTCAAACCGTGTATTACCAATACACAGGTAATGTTGCGTTAAATGCGCTTCAAATTACCAATATGTCAAGCATTACTGGCTTGACTTCAGATTTCATGGTGATGGGCAACGGCATCATGCAGGACACTTTTGTGACTTCTGCAACTGGTAGCACCGTAAACATCAACATCAACGCAACAGGTGCATACACAGGTCAAACATACACGTTTGGCCAAGTGAACTATGCAATGCCTTCTGACTATCAACGGATGGTCAACAAAACCCAATACAACAAGTCTAATCGTTGGTCTGTGATTGGCCCGAAAGACGCTCAAGAGTGGCAATGGCTCAAAGCCTCGTATGTCACGACAGGCCCACGGATGCGTTTCCGTATTGCTGGAAATAAATTTGTTGTGTGGCCAATGCCTACGGCCCAAGTTATTTTAGGCTTTGAATATCAATCAGGCTCATGGGTTGTTGGCGCTGATGGCTCATACAAGACTCGATTCTCGGCTGATACAGATACAAGTTTGTTCCCTGATCGTTTGTTGGTCTTGGGTACAAAACTCAAGTATTTCCAAATTAAGGGCTTTGATACTGCCGCGCTACAAGCTGACTTTGCGCGTGAGTTATTAAAGTTCAAAGCACAAGATGCTGGCGCGGATACCCTATCGCTGGCTCCAAAATACCCGAATATCCTTCTTACACAGAACAACCTTCCGGACACGGGTTATGGAAATACCACATCATAGGGTGTGGTAAGATAATCTCTTTTAAGGAGATTGTCATGGGTAGACCAAAAAAAGGCGTTACTTTCTGGGATAGAGTGGAAATGCAAACTGTGCAGCAAGAGAATGGCTGTATGGTGTTTACAGGCCACAAAGACGAATATGGTTATGGGCGTATTAGCAACGGCAAGAAACTTGTAAGAATCCATCGAGAAGTTTGGTTGCGCGAAAATCCTGGCCAAACAATTACAGGCGTCATCATGCACTCTTGCGATAACCCTTCTTGTATCAATCCGGCTCATTTGTCGCATGGCACTCAGGCTGAAAATATTGCGGATATGGTGGCCAAAGGCAGAAGGGTAACAGTGAAAGGTTCGCGTCAACATGATGCAAAGCTAACTGAGGCTGACATTCCTAAAATCCGAGAATTAGTTGCCAATCCTAAGATGTATATGTATAAAATAGCGGAAATGTATGACGTGAGCGAAACCGTTATCCGCAACATCCGAAATGGTAAGAATTGGAGCCATGTGCCATGAAAGATTTGAGGTAGGCTATGCCAACACTTGCTGAAATGCTACGTCAGGGTTCATTTGAGAATCCAAATAATCCTTATTCGTCAAACCTTTTGGCTGACGCTTTGCGTGGCTCATTAAGTAACGCAGAATCGTTGGGTCGTGGCGCTGCTGTTGCTCCGTTGGGCATCTTTGGTGATGTAAACGCTTTGGCGCGTGAATACATTACACCTCGCTTACCTGCCAAAATTCAGGCGGCATTGGAATCATTGCCTGCTGCTCCTACAACTGAAGCTATCTTGGCAAACATTCCTCGTGGTACTGAAGCAAGACGCGAATCGTCAGGCATGGAGCAACTTGGCGCGGCAATGAACCCTGTTGGCCCTGTTGAAGCGGCTAAAGGCATTACTAAGGGTTTGGGCGCTTACGGCAAGTTGGCTGGTGAAGCTATCAATGATGCAATGGTCTATGGTCGTGGCCATTTGGCTGAAGTCACGCCTCAACCTATGCGAATGTTCATTGGCCCTGAATCGTCAATGTATAACAAGGATGCCGCTTTTGAAGCGTCTAAATTGTTGAAAAAAGGCGTTCCTGAAGCTGAAGTTTGGGCAAAAACAGGCACAGGAAAGTTTGGCGACAATTTTGTTCAAGAAATTTCTGATATTGGTTCAAAGTTCAATACAGCAGAGCAAATTGCTCAAGATGCAGAAAAAGTGCGTCAAAGAAACTTGGAACTTAAAGGCATAATTAAAGAAAGTCAAAGTCCACATCCTGACTTGTTTCCAAAAGAATTGACCGCTGCCCGTAGACCATTGCGTGAAGAAATTAAGCAAAATCAAAATATGCTTGAGCGCAATTTTGGTTATGAAGCAGACCCAAAATGGGCTGGTCAACTTGCTCAAATTGCCTATGAGCATCCATCGCTTTATGAAGCATATCCAAAGCTAAAAGGTGTTGTTATTCGTCAAGGCAGGGACAATGGCAACTATCTTGGTTCTTATGAACGCCGACCAAGCCAAGAAGTTGGTATGGTAGAGGTTGCCAAAGAAGGATTGAAAAACAACCCTAACTCGACTGCCGCACATGAGATGCAACACGCAATTCAAGATTTGGAAGGCTGGCAATCTGGTGGAAATCCAGAGCAATTTGTGTCTACTCAAGAAGTAAATGATGCAAAAATTGTTGCAAATTTACTTGGCAAAGGACAAGACCCAAGTGAAGCGGCTGCTTGGGTTCGTAGCAATTTAGGTCGTTCTCCATCTCCGCAAGTAATGGATATTGCAATGAACCCAAGCAAATTGGAGTTCTACAAAGGTTCATTTACGCCATTTGAGCGTTATCAACGATTGGCTGGTGAAGCACAAGCTCGATTAACTCAATCTCGTTTGAACTTGACACCAGAGGAAAGATTGCAAAACTATCCTTTTGAGTACAAGCCAAAAGATTATGGTTTAGACGTTCCGCCAAATGAATTGATTTTTGATGACAAGCATCTTGGTGTTTATGGTCGCCAAGCAAATGCTTCTCCTGCCTTTGACATTGCAAAACGTGATGCTTCTGACATTTTTGGTGCTGGCGCAGAACGTGTCAAATATACAGACCCTGCTAGTGGCGGCACAATGGAAGTGCTTGCAAAACCTGATGGAACTGCATCTGTTCTTAGTCTTGAAGTTCCTGAGAAATTTAGAGGTCAAGGCATAGGCCAAAGTTTGCAAGCGCAAGTGTTGCAAGATTTTCCTGAAATGGGTGGTCAAGTGTCTTCTAAAGCCGCAGCAAAAACTGCTTATCGTTTAGGTCGTAGACCACCAAACGAACCAAATGCAACACTTGAAGATGTTTACAAATTAATGGATGAAAATTCTTCTGTTAACTTGGTATCCCCAAAAATGCAAAGTAAATTTTCTAATTTAGGGGCATATCAATGATCGCCAACCTATCAGGCACACCAAGCCGCCTTTGCCAAAAAGCTATTGCCGCTACATCTACAACGCTTTACACGGCTCAACCTGACGGGCGTACAGCTATTCTTGACACGCAAATCTGCAACACAACCTCTGCCGCAAAAACTGTGCGTTTGTGTATTGGCTCAATCTCAACATCTAACGCCTTACTCTACGATGTAAGTATTGCCCCAAACAGCATCATGCAAATCGAGGGTTTCCAGATGCTAAACATCAATGAGGTCTTGGTGGCTAGTGCTTCTGATACAGGGCTGACCATCACAATCAGCGGATTGGAGCGTGTATGAGCATTAACACTTATCCAAATCTTCCGTTTCTTGATCGTGGTCTTATTGATTACGATGGCATTTACCCTAATCGGTCGATGCTCAAGATTTTCGGTAAAGCGCCTGATGTGGACAATACTTACGTTGATGCTTGGGAAGGCCCGACAACGAATTACGTTTTTCCTGCCGCCGCACAACAAATGTCGGTTGTTTCAACTTCGGCAAGTGATACTTCGGCGGGTACTGGAACAAGAACGGTAAAGATTTATTACCTTGATGCTAACTATGCCGAACATACCGAGACTGTGACTTTGAACGGCACAACGCCTGTCAACACAACCGCCACAAACATTCTGAGGGTGCAGAAGATGCACTCAGCTTCTACGGGTTCAAACGGCTATCCCATGGGTGATATTGCTTTGAAGAATACGGTCGGCTCTGTGACGTATTCTCAGATGAAAGCTAATCGAAATACTGCTCAACAATGTATTTGGACTGTGCCTGCTGGCAAAACCTTGTACTTGTCTCAATGGTTTGCTGCGGCTGGTGCTTCAGCTTCTAACCACTTTACCCAAGTAATTTTGAGGGCAACCGCATGGGATGGCTATTCTGTAACAGGTGGTGGTTTCATTACTGTTGACCCGTTATCTGTTCAAGATGGAAACGTGGTTCAACCTTTTGCTATTCCGATTAAAATTCCAGCACAAAGCGACATTAAAGTGTCGGCAATTAGTGATGGTGGCTCTGCCAACGTAGTTGTTACAGCAAGCATTTCTGGCTGGTACGAATAAAGGCAAATATGGCAAGAAATTCTCAAATCGTTTCGGTTCCAGCCCCAATTGGCGGTTGGAACGTGCGCGACCCATTGCCAACTATGGAGCCAATTTATGCTCCTATTTTGGACAATTGCTTTTGTTTGCCTTCTGAAATTATGGTTCGTAAGGGTTATACCCAACACGCAACATTTACAGGCGACTGCGAGACAATTATTGAATTTAACCCATTAAACGGTGTTCAACAGCTTTTTGCTGCTGTAACCAATGGCGGGTCTGCTTCAATCTATGACATTACCAATGGTGGAGCTGTTGGCGCTGCAAAAGTCTCAGGATTAACAAGCGCAAAATTTAAGCAAAGCAGTACGGCAACATCTGGTGGCAACTTTTCGTATTACGTTAATGGAGCCGATAGCGCAATTTTGTACGATGGAACAACTTGGTATTCTGTAACAAGTACATCAGCAACTTACGCCATTACAGGACCATCAGATACGCATTTTAAAGATGTGATTGTTCATAAGCGTAGGCTTTGGTTTGTGCCTAATTCTTCTATGAAATGTTGGTATTTGCCAACAGATCAGATTGCTGGCGCTGCGGTAAGTTTTGACTTTGCTCCAATTTTTCCTCGCGGTGGTTACATCACAAAAATCGCCACTTGGTCTTTGGATGCTGGTATTGGTTTGGACGATTATTTTGTTGTTTTTTCGTCTGAAGGTGAAGTTGCGATCTACACAGGTACAGACCCCGCATCGGCTTCTACATGGTCTTTGCAGGGCGTTTTCTACATTGGTACACCCACAGGTAGAGGGCATACTTGTAAATACGGTGGCGACCTTTTAATCATCAACAAAGATGGCATTGCTCAAATGTCTAAGTCTTTGATGAGTTCTAGGGTAAACACTTGGTTACAGATAACTGACAAGATTCAACCTCGTTTGGCTGATGACACTACGACCTATAAAGACAATTCAGGTTGGGACTTGGTATTGTTCCCTTCTTCAAATATGTTGTTGGTTAACGTGCCAATTTCATCAACTGAATCGTATCAATATGTAATGAACACGATTTCAGGTGGTTGGGCGCGTTGGACGGGCATCCCTGCTAAATGTTGGTATTTTTCTAACGACCAGCTTTACTTTGGTGCAACAGGCTATGTTGGCAAAGCCTGGACAGGTCAAAATGATAACGGTGCAGATATTACGGGTGAAATTTTGCCTGCTTATCAGAGTTTTGGCGGAAACAGTCGTTTAAAACGCTGGTCAATGGCTCGATTGATGATTGGCACGACTAACGATTTGGCTTATGGCGCTCGGATGGAGTTGGACTTTAACTTGTCTACAAATCAGTTTACATTGCCATCTGTTGTGCCTTTGGGCGTAGGAACATATGGAACTAGCGTTTATGGCTCTTGTTCGTATGGTGGACCTATTCAAGTCAAAAAAGAATGGAAAAGCGTTTCAGGCATGGGGTATTGGGGCAGTTTGCACATCAAGTTTCAAACGAAATATGCCGATGTGCGTTTCTATTCTTATGACGTAAACGTAGAAGCAGGAGGCAACATTTAATGCCAAGTTCAAGCCTTAAACAACATAAATTTATGGAAATGGTGGCGCATAACCCAGAAGCCGCAAAGCGCGTGGGTGTGCCTCAATCCGTAGGACAAGACTTTGTGCAAGCTGACAAAGGTAAAAAATTTGCGAAAGCCTTGCGTAAGCATGGAAATAGTAACAAATCGCCCATGTGAGCATGGTGCATGGCTGGCTGAAAAAACTGGCTGTGAACCGTTACATGGGTGGTGTGAATACATTGGGTTAGAAAAGAACGGTGAAATTATTGCAGTCTGTGGCTACGATGATTACAACGTTTCTTCAGTTCGGGCGCACGTTGCCATTGATGGCCGCATAAATAAGCGGTTTTTGTGGTTGATTTTGCACTATCCTTTTGAGCAATTAAAAGTAAAAAAGATAGTGGCGCCAGTTCATTCTAGCAATGGAAAAAGTCTTCGATTTTGCGAGAAATTGGGGTTTGTTAAAGAGGCAATAGTCAAAGATTTGTTTGCTGATGGCGATTTATATTTTTTGACGTTGACCAAAAATCAGAGTAAAATGTTTTCCATCGGGCAACCCTGATGGTTTTGTAAAGAGGAAATCATTATGGGCAATCTAGTTAGTACGGTTGGAAACACGGTAAACAATGCGGTTGGTCAAATCGCAGGACAACCTAACACGACTGCAACAGCACCGCAAAACTTTGGTCAGCCTATTTACAACGCTGGCACAACACAATTGAATCCAAATTTTGCGAACAACGCAGATCAGATTCGTACAAGTGTGCAAGACCCTAACTTGGTAAATCAACAAGTTACAGATGCGCTTTATAAGCAGCAAACTCAATATTTAGACCCTCAATTTGAGCGTACACAAAATCAATTAGCTAACCAATTGGCTAATCAAGGCATTACGCAGGGCAGCGAAGCGTACAACAACGCTATGCAAATGGCTAATGCTAATAAACAGCAAGCCTATGAATCTGCTCGTAACTCAGCAATTGGTGCTGGAGTAAATGCTGCTTCTACATTGTTTGGCAATCAATTAGCTGGTGCTAATTTTGGCAATCAAGCTGTTGGCCAACAATTTAATCAAGGTTTGACTGCACAACAAGCAGGAAATACCGCGCAAAATCAAACTTTTGCACAGCAATTGGCTAATGCTAATTTGAACAATCAAGCTGTACAACAAGCTAATGCCTTGCAAGTTCAACGTGAAAACGCTGCAAAAATGGCTGATGCCATGAGCAAACAAGGTATGTATGGCCTTGGTGGTGCTTTGCTTGGTTCGCCTAGCGGCATGAGTGCGGCTAAAAGTGCTTTAGGTGGCTTAGGTAGTTTAGGTTCTAGCGCATTAAGTGGTTTAGGCGGTTTATTTGGCGATAGTTCTTCTGCTGCTTTGCCTGATTGGGCAAGTGGAATCACAGACCCACAAACTCTTGAGGCTTTAGGTCTAAGTAGTGGCGGTGGTTTGGGTGGTTTGTTTGGCGCTGGCATTGACCCAACTGGCGGCTGGTTAACTGGCTTAAACGCTTTAACAGGCGGTGGCGTTACTAAAACTGCTGGCGGATTGTTGAATGGCGCAGGTAATGCAATTGGCGATGTAGCTAGTGGCATTGGTGATGCTATTAGTAGCGTATTTGATTGGTAATAGGAAAAATCATGGCAACTTTTGACCCATTCACCGAACAAATTTTGGGCTTGCGTGAACAGCAAGCTCTAGCGCAAAAACTACGCGACCAAGGTATGCAAGCCCCTGAAGGGCAAACTGTATCTGGCGTTTATGTAAAGCCTGCAAATACTCAATATCTTGCTCAGGCGCTTAAAAGCTATCTTGGTGGTCAAGATGTTGCAAATGCACAACAAGGTATTCAAGACCTTATGGCGCAACGTCAAGCTGAACGTCAAAATTGGTTGCAAGGCGCACCGGCTGAAAAAACGTATCAAGTTGAAGATCGCACCGGCATGAAACCTGATGAAGTTGGCCCTTCGCCACTTTCTAAGGCTTTGCGCGTCAAACCTTCAATTGAAGACACTTTGGCTTGGTACACAAAGATGCCAGGCGCAAGCGAAGAAGTCATTGGCCAAGGCGTATTGAAGGCTGCTGAAATGTCTGAAGCTCAAAAAGCAAGACAAGAAGCAATGCGCTCACAATTGGCGCAACAAGCATACGAAAAAGAACGTGACCGCGAATTGCGGCGAGATATGGCTAATTTGGCTCAATCTAATCGCCCAGAGCCTTTGGTTGCTGTTTTGGATAAAGAAGGCAAACCCGTAATGCTACCTCGCTCTCAGGCTGGTGGCATGACGCCTGCTAACGCTCAAACTTTAGGCGCAACAAGCCCACAACAGCGTATTCAAGATGCTAATGATGCAATGTCAATCTTGCGTCAAGCTGCTCCGTTGGTTAATAAATCAACATCTAGCGGTGTTGGCGCGGGGGTGGACTGGGCGCTTGGTGGTCTTGGTATTAGCACACCTGGCGCTGATACTGCCGCTGATCTTAAAGTTTTGGGTGGCGCTTTGGTGTCTAAGATGCCAAAAATGTCTGGCCCACAATCTGACAAAGACGTTCAACTTTATAAAGAAATGGCTGGCAAGTTGGGTGATGCAACTGTTCCTGCTTCGCAAAAGCGTAATGCAATGCAAACTTTGATGAACTTGCAAGCAAAATATGCTGGCGTTGAGCCTGAGACATTGAACTTTGATGGAACTGCAAAATCTGCAAATGACATTTTGTTGCAAGCAGATAAGATCATTGGTGGGGGGCAATAATGGCTTCAGCAGAAGACTATGCAAATTGGATTGTCTCTAATCAAGACAAAAAAGGTACGCCTGAATTTGATACTGTTGCACAAGCCTATAAAGTGGCGCGTGGTCAATTTGCTCAAACTAAGCCACCAAGCGAGATGAGCTGGAAAGAAGTAGGCGAAAGCGCATGGCAAAACCTACCTAAGTCCGTTGGAAACGTCATTGGTGGCGTGGCTGAAGCCGTTGCAAGTCCAATTCAAACTACCAAAACAGCATTAGATATTGGTGCAGGTGCTTTGCAAAACATCTTGCCAGAAAAACTTGTGCAAGCTGTTGGTGAAGACAAGGCATCGCGTGAAGTTGCATCCGCACTTGGTCAAGAATACGCCAAAAAATACGGCACGATGGCTGGCTTTAAAGAAGCATTAGCCAAAGACCCCGCAAGCGTAATGGCTGACCTTTCTACCGTTGCTACTGGTGGCGGTTCAATTGCTGCAAAAGTGCCTACATTAGCCAAAACAGGCGAAGTGCTTTCAAAAGTTGGAAGCTACACAGACCCATTGGTTAACGCATTACGCGCAACTGGCAAAGCCTATGACATTGGTTCTAGTGGCGCTAAAAAATTGGTTGGAATGACTGCTGGCGTAGGCGAAGATGCTTTATCTCAGGCTTACAAAGCAGGTCAAACAGGTGGTCAACGTGGCGCAACATTCCTTGAGAATATGCGTGGCGAATCTGAAATGACTGATGTTTTGCAAGCTGCTAAAACCAATTTGCAAGAGTTGGGTCGTCAAAAGCAAGCCGACTATCGTGCAAACATGGCCAACGTCAAAAATGACAAATCAATTCTAGATTTCACGGGAATTGACAAATCTTTGGCTGATGCTGAAAAGTATTCGTCTTACAAAGGTCAAACAATCAACCAAGCCGCAGCGGATGCTTTGAATGAAATCAAAACAACTGTTGAAAACTGGAAAAAGTTAGACCCTGCTGAGTTTCACACGCCTGAAGGCATGGACAATTTGAAGCAAGCAATTTGGGATTCAATGGAGAAAATTCCAGACAATTCCAAACGCGCTCAAACAGCGGCCAAAGAAGTTTACAACTCTGTTAAATCAGAGATCAGCGCACAAGCGCCTGAGTATTCCAAAGCAATGAAAGAATACACAAGCGCCACAGAAACAATCCAAGAAATTGAAAAAGCATTGTCTTTGGGTAACAAAGCCTCTGCTGACACTTCAATGCGTAAACTTCAATCGTTGATGCGTAACAACGCAAACACGAACTATGGTTATCGCATGAAACTTGCGGAACAATTGGAAAAAGCTGGCGGTCAAGAAATGATGCCTGCTTTGGCTGGTCAAGCATTGAATCAATGGACACCTCGCGGTATTCAACGCGCTGCCGCAGGGCCAAGTGCATTAGTTGCTTATGGCGCTGGTGGTTTACCATTAGCCGCTGCTGATTTGGCTGTTTCCTCACCTCGATTGATGGGCGAAGTTGCATATAAAGGCGGTCAGCTTTCTAGCGCACTTCGTAAAGCTGGTGAAAAAGCTCAATTGCCTTTTAATGCGGCAAATATTGACCCTCGGGTTCTTGCTAACTATCTGTATCAAATCAATCCAAAAGGTCAACAATGAAAACTGACGCTAAAGAATTTGTAGGCGCATTATTCTCGGCAAGAGATTACGCCCACAGCGCACATTTAAATACGGATAGCTTTGCTCAACACATGGCTTTAAATACGTTTTACGAAGAAATCGTAGAACTTGCAGATAGTTTTGCTGAGGCATGGATGGGGCGTCATTTAGAAAAGTTGGGTGACGTTCCTGTTTTGCCACAACCCAAAGGCGAGCCGCTTGATATTCTTGGGCGTTACTTAGCTTTTGTTGAAAAGAATCGTGATTTTGTGCCTAAAGAAGATACGGCATTGCATAACATCATTGATGAGATTGTCGGACTGTTTTTGTCCACCTTGTATAAACTGAAATTTTTGAAGTAAGGACTAATCATGGCATTTTCTTCAGGCGTATATACGCTGCCAGGTGCAGCACTATCAACTGGTGACACAGTATCGGCAACCGACCACAATCAGGTTCGCAATGACATGGCCACAGCCTTTAACCTTACTTGGTTGCGTAATGGTACGGCTACGGCTACCGCCAACATCCCTATGGGTGGCTACAAATTAACAGGATTGGGCGTTGCAACAACTTCTGGTGATGCTTTGTCTTATGGTCAAGCGGCTACTGTTAGTGATTTAACATCTTCTGGTACTCAGACGTTTTCTGGCGGCACAGCCAACGGTGTTGCTTACTTGAACGGCTCTAAGGTACTGACTACTGGTAGTGCTTTGACCTATGACGGTGCAACATTAACGAATAGTGCTGGTTCTACTGCGACCGCTTTAAGCCTTAATTCAACAAACGGGACTTACGGCTTAGACACGCAATATAAGTACAACGGCACAGCCATTGGTTCTATCGGCTCCTCAAAAGGAATTGATAGCACAGGCAACTTGACTGACCTCGGTATTAACTCAGCAGCAAACCTTGATTTTGCAACTGGTTTTACACGTCGTATGCGCCTTGACAGCTCAGGCAACCTAGGTTTGGGTGTTACTCCTAGTGCTTGGAGTATTGGTAAAAATATTGATTTTGGCCCAACTGGCGCGATTGATAGCGATGGCTACACGCGAATCATTGACAACGCTTATTACAACGCTGCCTGGAAAACCAAAACAACAGGTCAAAGCTCGTATTATCAAATGGGGGCCGGAGTACACACTTGGTTTCAAGCCCCATCGGTAACTGCTGGTTCAACACCTACCTTCACCCAAGCAATGACGCTTGATGCTAGTGGTAAGTTATTTTTAAATGGTACAAATGTCCCATATAGCGGAATATCGGCGCAACTTGTTATTAATAGCACTTTAAATAGCGGCTTTTTTAACATAACTTCCGTTGTTCAATCGACAGTAAACCAAGGCCACATTAATTTTGTAAACAATAATGGCAATGTAGGCTCTATCAGTACCAGTGGTTCTTTAACTTCATACAACGTTACATCCGATCAAAGGTTAAAGGAAAACATTGTTAATGCTCCTGATTTTGGCAGTGTCATTGATTCAATTCAGGTTCGAAGTTTTGATTGGAAAACAGGCAATACGCATCAAAGAGCTGGTTTTATTGCTCAAGAGCTTGTAACCGTAGCTCCTGAAGCTGTGTATCAACCTCAAGATTCTGAACAAATGATGGCTGTGGACTACTCCAAACTTGTACCTATGCTGGTCAAGGAAATTCAATCTCTGCGTCAACGTGTCGCAACTCTGGAAGCCTAATATGACTACATGGACAATCACACAATGCGATAGCCTGACTTCTGATGGCTACATCACAACAGCCCATTGGACTGCTTCTGCTGTGGATGGTGACTATTCAGCATCTATTGTGAACACTTGCAACTTTGGTGAAGGTACGCCT